GCACTAACACCTTCGCAAGCAGAAGAAGATAAAGTGTTTTGGGAGTGCTTTGATGAGTTTAAGGACTTTGTATCTACTAAAACTAATTGTACAGTTATGCAACACAAGCAACTAGAAGCAGATGATCTTATTGCAGGTTGGGTACAAGCACACCCTAACGACAATCATGTTATTATTAGTACTGACGGTGACTTTGCACAACTTATTGCACCTAACTGTAAACAGTACAACGGCATACAAAACGTTACTATTACACACGAAGGCTACTTTGACGACAAAGGCTTATCTGTTATTGACAAGAAAACTAAAGAAGACAAGCCTGCTCCTAATCCAGAATTTATGCTGTTTGAAAAGTGTATGCGTGGCGACACTAGTGACAATGTGTTTAGTGCTTACCCTGGTGTACGTAAGAAAGGCACAAAGAATAAAGTTGGTCTTATTGAAGCATTTGCAGACAAAGACAACAAAGGCTACAACTGGAACAATATGATGTTACAACGTTGGACTGATCATAACGGTGAAGAGCATCGTGTACTAGATGACTACACAAGAAATGTTATATTGTGTGACTTGACAGCACAACCCGGTAATATTAGAAGTATTATTAACAACGTAATTGAAGATCATATGACGCCGAAAGAAGTACAACAAGTAGGTATGCGTCTTATGAAGTTTTGTGCTAAGTGGGATATGCAACGTATTGCAGACCAAGCACAATCATTTGCAGAGCCACTACAAGCGAGGTACCCGATATGAAAGCAAAAGAAATAGTTAAAAACAAGTTTTGGATATTATCTAAGAATAGTGAAAATGTAGGAACTATTAGTTTTAACGACGAACAATATATGCTTAGTGATTCTAAAGGAAGCAGATTTTTTAACGATACATTAGAAATTCAAAAGTCTCTAGAAAGTAAAGTTAGCTGGCAAGACCTAGCAATTAAAGAAGTGCAACCAGAGAAAATTGTAAACACATATCCAACTAGTTGTTTACCTTACAACGATATGTATGACGTAAAACGCAAACTACCATTATTTACAAAAAGTAAAAAATCAAAAAGTTTATATTGTGCAGGATACTATACAATTAAATTTGAAAAAGGTTGGGTTAAAAGTTTTTGTCCTAAACTAATTACAATTGAACGCTATGATTATAGAGGACCGTTTAAAACTGAATTAGAAATGAGAACGGAGTTATCACGTGTCAACTCAAAATGAACCACTAAACACTGCTCCGATACAACAATTTATATCTCAAGTAAAAAGTGCAGATGCTAGTCAAGCTAAAGAAGTTAAACTTAATATACAACAGGCTAAAAGATTAGCATTTACATTAGGTGAAGTAATGTCTAGATTAAATGGTGATCTTGAACAAATACTTGCACGTAAAAACTCTGGCAACGACGAAGTCATTAACGTTACAATGGACGGCGGCACAGGCTGGTAATAGGTAAGTATAGTTTTGGTATTGTAGGCTTTACACATATCCAAGGACAATGGACTTGGGACGTTTTAGTTGTACGAGGCAAACACTGTTATAATATATCTGTACCTTATCCTATATATAAAATTATACACTACTTTTGGTCTAAAAAGTTGGTTAAAAAGAGATAAATATATGCGTAGTTAATTAAAAGGATACGCATATGAGTAGACCAAAACCAACGGTGTTAGCAGAACACATTGATAAAAAAACATATAAAGCTGAGCAAGTGTTACAGGCCGATGCTATCTGGGCTGTATTTTACAATAATGCTCCTTTTAATCTAAAAAGTTCAAATGTTCTTACAAGCTATCCCGGACCTAAATATAAAAAAACTAGTTTTTCAAATCCTGGACATGCACACAATCTTGCTAGTAAAATGAATTCACTTTTCAATACTGATCAGTTTACTGTTGTAAAATTGACTGCAGGTGAAACTGTAGAAGAATGAACTGGAAAGAAACATACACTAAAGTATTCTTAAAACAAGCAGGTAAATCAGTAAACGAATTGTCTTTAAAAGAATACTTGCCTCTATGGTGGAAGAACACTCGAGACAAAGAAACAGGCGGACTACGTTTAACTGATACTGGATTTGAATTTATTACAACTGAGTTAGATTTAAAAACATATGAAATACCTTATCCACCAGAATTTGAACTTACTACTAATACAATAATATGGATGGATAATTTTATAGATTGCCCATACTATTTGGCTTCAAAATGTATAATAGTTACTAACGAAAAAAAGGCCATGGAATTGAGTCTTTTTAGCGGAGATGTACGTAAATATGGACTACAAAAAGCCCTAACAAGACAGAAAAAAGAATCCAAAAGTGGTTGACCTTTAGTCAAAACGGTGTTATTATATATACATACTAAGAAATTAGATATGGCACTGAACACTAAACAAGAGGAATACACAATGGATAATATTACAGCACTACGCACAGTATCGCCAAATGGCGCAAAGAAAAGCATTCTACGTGCTTTCAAGAAGAAACGTCCGTTGTTTATGTGGGGTCCTCCAGGTATTGGTAAATCTGATATTGTAGGACAGATCACTAAACAACTAAAAAATTCACATCTAATTGATGTTCGACTATCATTATGGGAACCAACTGATATTAAAGGTATTCCGTATTATAGTGCGAATGACAATACAATGGCATGGGCACCGCCGCAAGAACTTCCAACAGAAGAGTTTGCTGCACAATTTGATAATATCGTTTTGTTCTTAGACGAAATGAACTCTGCGGCTCCGGCAGTACAAGCAGCTGCTTATCAACTTATTCTTAACAGACGTGTTGGACAATATAAACTGCCAGACAATGTACTTATTGTTGCGGCAGGTAACAGAGAAGCTGACAAAGGTGTTACATACAGAATGCCTGCTCCGTTAGCAAATAGATTTGTACACGTTGAGCTTGCTGTAAACTTTGATGATTGGTTTGCATGGGCTGTTGAAAACAAGATACACAACGATGTTGTAGGTTATCTTACTTTTAGTAAGAAAGACTTATATGATTTTGATCCAAAGTCACCTAGTCGTTCTTTTGCAACACCACGTAGTTGGTCTTTTGTAAGTGAACTACTCGAAGATGACGATGATGAAAATACCACAACAGACTTAGTTAGTGGTTCAGTAGGCGAAGGCCTTGCTGTAAAGTTTATGGCACACCGTAAAGTAGCGTCAACAATGCCTAATCCAACAGATATTTTGGATGGCAAAGTTAAAGAGATGAAGACAAAAGAAATCAGTGCCATGTATTCCTTAACTGTCTCACTCTGCTATGAACTTAAAGAAGCGTCTGATAAGAACGATAAGAAGTTTGACGATAAAGTTAATAACTTCCTACGTTTTGCAATGGATAACTTCGAAACAGAATTAGTTGTTATGGGCATAAAACTTGCTCTTACACAATATTCACTACCAATCGATCCAGATGAAGTAGCATGTTTTGATGAATTCCATGAGCGTTTTGGCAAGTACATTACAGCTGCACAACAGGTGTAACCATAAAAGAGTTGGGCGATCTCTCCAAAACGCCCATTTTTCACTTGACAAATAACGTAAATATGTGTATACTTATAGTATAACAATAGGGAATAGGCACAATGAAAACTGACGTATTACATAATGTAGAAGGAACAAAGCACTGGACACCTGATCCAGATATTACTCCAGAACAACTAATTGAAATGCGTGAAGAAGTATTAGAACGTATCATTGTTGCTCGAGTAGGTTTATTGCTTAGACATCCTTTCTTTGGTAATATGGCAACTCGTTTACGTATTTTAGCAGCAGATGATTGGTTGCCTACGGCCGCTGTTGATGGTAGAAACTTATACTTTAATACACAATTCTTTAATGCAATGAATAACAAAGAAATTGAATTTGTTATTGCACACGAAATTCTACATTGTGTATTTGATCACTTAGGACGTAGAGAAGGACGTGAGCCTCGACTATATAATATTGCCGCTGATTATATTGTTAATAATCTACTAGTACGTGATCGTATTGGTGTAAAGCCTAGCTTTATTGATTGCTTCCAAGATTTTAAATATGACAAATGGACATCTGAAGAAGTATATGATGACATTTACGAAACAGCAAAACAAAACGGCGAAGAGTACTTAAAGCAACTAGGCGAAATGTTAGACGAACACCTTGACGGTATGGGTGATGATGCAGACGGTAACGGTGATTCAGGCGAAGAAGAAGATTCAAAAGGTAATAAAGTAAGTAAGTCTAAGCCAAAATTTTCTAAAGATGAAATGAAAAAGATCAAAGACGAGGTCAAAGAAAGTATGCTTAGTGCAGCACAAGCGGCTGGTGCAGGCAATACTCCAGCTGAAGTTCAACGTATGATTAAAGAACTTACAGAACCTAAAATGAACTGGCGTGAAATTATTAGACAACAAATACAGTCTACTATTAAACACGATTTTACATTTAGTCGTCCTTCACGTAAAGGTTGGCACACTGGTGCTATTCTTCCAGGCATGAATTATGATGATGAAATTGATATTTGTGTAGGTTTAGATATGAGTGGATCTATTGGTGATTCACAAGCTAAAGACTTCTTAAGTGAAGTTAAAGGTATTATGGAAGAATTTAAATCTTATAGCATTAAACTATGGTGTTTTGATACTGCTGTTTATAACGAACAAGACTTTAGTGCAGACGGTGGCGAGGACTTATTAGACTATAATATTATTGGCGGTGGCGGAACAGAATTTGACTGTAACTGGGATTACATGAAAGAAAATGATATTCAGCCTAAAAAGTTTATCATGTTTACAGATGGATATCCTTGGAGAAGTTGGGGAGATCCTGAATATTGCGAAACAGTATTCATTATACACGGGCATAGAGATAAGGAATTACAAGCACCTTTTGGTGTAACAGCACACTATGAACAAGATGTTGCATAAAGTTAAAGAACCAAATCCATTAAATTTATTTGGTATTAGGCGCTTAAAGGTGCCTAGTCCTCATTGCGATTACATTAAAATACCACTTCGTTATAACTTAGAAAGAAGTATACAAAAATGGATAACTGACAATCTAAAAGGTCGGTATTATATAGGCACAACTATTGTAATTGCTAAAACTGGTGGTACAGAGACTGTATGTAAAATAGGATTTGAAGATACTAAAGAACTTTCCTATTTCACTTTGGCATGCCCACTTTTGAAATACAAGTAAATATATACGTAGTTTATTTTAAACACAGGAGACAATAAATGAGCGAAGATAAAAAGAAAACTGACGCACAAGCACCTACACAAGAAGCTCAAGCGCCAGCACCAGAAGGTACTACAGAACTTACTATTACTGATTTAAATGCACTAAAGCAAATCATTGATGTAGCAAGCCAACGTGGTGCGTTCAAACCAAATGAAATGATGACCGTTGGGTCAACATACAAC